CTCTGATGCATGAAAGTGACCAGACATAATTAGTTTTCCATATTTTAATATGTCATTAGATTCAATTCCATTGTCACAAGTTTTACCTGAGACCATTTTGAAATTATTAATAGCAAAATGACCAAATATAATATCGCTATATGGTAGTTTTGTAAAGTCAGATGACCAGGGACAAAATGAAATTTGTCTACCAAAAGCCATTATAGAAGTGGGTTCACTGAATACGTGTATATTCTCCCAGCCATCTAACATACCTAATGAATGTACATCAGATCTATCTTTGTAGTATGCATCATGATTTCCAGGAATGATAATAATATTAAAATCCTTTAGAGATTTGAATATTTCATTCACAACATGGATAGTACTAACAGATATTTCATTTCGATTATGATGAATATCACCAGCAATAACAATATCTTGGATACCCCTTTTGATTAATTCCTTTTTAAGGTTCTCTGTAAATTGCATTGCGGTACGGTGCCACACTTCACTATTCTGATGAATACCGAAATGTGTATCTGATACAACTGCTACTAATGGTTTTCTAAACTTCATATTATTGGCTCTCGTAGTTTAAAAGGTCTGAATTGTTATGATATGGTAATTGTCTATGTGGTAAGGTCTCACTCATAATTCTACCATATGTTTCCTCTTGATAAGCCTTTAGGGCTTCATGTGCTTTCTTTTCTTTCTTTATTCTATTACGAAACGAATTAACTGCAATCTTTGTAAAGTAACTAAAAGGATTTCCTTTTGCTTTTATTGGATTAAATTTCTTGTGGACTAATGCACTCATAATTTTTATTGTTGCATCCCCAATCATTTCATCTTTGTAGGTATTGCCAGTTATAAAAACATATTTTCCCCTTCGACATATAAACGTTCCATATTCGGTTTGAGGACACCAAACTGTACCATTATAATCTATAGTTGGAATATTATATTTTTTATTATGTCTAACATCTCCACCAGCAGGGCGTTTACCACCATGAAAATCAATATTATCAGTCGCACAGCTATATTTTGGTTTGGTATAAAAATATACGCTATAATATTTTGATAATCCAAAAGGTGTTTCATTTTCTACATATGATGTAGATGTTGTTATTCCTGATAATGTACATAGGGCAATAAAATTATCTATATGTCTTTTATCTTTTTGTGTATAACCATATGAATATCCTTGTTTAGAAAGACTATTTGTAGTCCAGCCATCACCCTTTATCATTGTATCTATTAATAATAATCTTTGTTCGTTATTTAATGATAATATAAAATCCATGGATAATATTTTATTTGGGGCTAAATTAATTATATCGTTTGCTATTTTTTTATTGATTCTAAATCCCAATATATCGGTTTTCTTTATACAAACATATTCTTTATATGGTACATTAAGTCTATTAAGACAATTTCTAATTTGATTTGCTTTTTCGTTATTTTTTTGAAATATAGTAATGGAATGTGTTTTTTTACCCAATGTATAGTGTCCTTCTGTAACTGCCCATCCGACAATTTCTATGAAATCATTTGTATATTTTTTATCTATTAGTTGTTCTTTAACTGGTTTACCCATTATAATTATATGTTTTTTTGCCTTAATATCTTCAATTTCTATTAATCCTTCATTTTTAACAACAAAATTATGGTGTGGTGTAACTAATGCATCAAGACCATAATTAGTTATATAGTGCATTTTATCATTATAATTGTTGTTAATATATAAGTCTTTAATATTACTCCATATTAAATGATTACTTTTAATATTATATGATAAAATTTTATCAGATAATTTCATTTCATTATATTTCATCCAGCCCCTATTAGTAAGTGCTTCTGTTTTATCATCTACACAATAATTCATAAAGTTGGGTCGATAAGCTAAACGAATGGCGATATTACTTGCCATAGTAACTAGCTTGTCGGTCATGTTGCCGGTTTTATAATATTCCATCAACTCTAAGCTAAATGCCTTTGGACTAACGTAATAGTCTTCATTGTCAGAAAGATTATCTTGTAGCTGTTTAGCTAAGATAATGTTATCATCTTCTATCTGTTGTTCTTCCTTCGTCTTTTTGTTTAATTTCTTTGGTGACATACTGAATTTTTTCCTCTTCATATAATTCTAACCGCATATCTAAATGTTTCAACCCGTAATATAGGTCATCGGCTAAATCAAATATTATTAGCTTATCTTTATTTTTATGAAGTCTAAGCCCTCTTCCGATACTTTGTAATATTTTCAATTTTGCTTTTCCGATTAAGCAAAATAAAAGATAGTGCAAGTTATCTATGCTAATACCCGTTGCGAAAGTACTTCCAATTGCAACACATATCACATCATTGTTTCGTTCCATTAATGCTCTTATTTCTTCTCGAGCATCCATAGATACATCACCACGAACCATTTGTACATTTCTGTTTGGACAATATTTCTTTATGATGTCTATGATTAATTGCTGGTGTTCTAATCGGTCAACTAAGACCAATGCATTTTTATCGAAATTGGAAACCAGCTTCCCAATTGTATTATTCCTAAATTCGTTTGTATAAATGAAGTCACATTCTTGATTATATAGTTCCGTTGGCTTTTCTATACTTGCTTCCCCTGTAAAAATAGGTTCTGGATCGTATGATATCTTTAATACTACTGCTTCCATGTTAGCAATATAACCCTCTTCACGAAGTTTTTCACTTTTCTTTTCGTAAATGACAGGCCCTAATTGTTTAACAATATTCCAAGAATCTTTTGTTTCCTCAGGAAGTGAACCAGTAAATCCAAATTTATGTGGTGTCTTTATCTTTTTTATTATCTTATCATTAATTTCGTTTCCAGCTCGAAGTTTATGACACTCATCAACAAGTACTAGTCCACACGTGGATAATATGCGTTTATCCTGTTTCTTACTCATTAATATGTTACTACTGGCAATTACAATGTCTGTATCAGTATAGGGATGATTAGCATCCCATTGACTCATAGTATAATATTTATGGATACCGAACCCAATAAAGTCATCAATAGCCTGTGCCATTAGTGTTGGAGACGTAATAATAAGTGTTTGTGATTTTTTTATTAAATTGATATTGTGTAATAACATGGCCATGATAAGTGTTTTACCACCAGCTGTTCCTAACATAACTACTCCATTACCATATTTCATACATTGTTTAATGCAATCTCTTTGGTAATATCTTGGAGGCATATCTAATTCAACCGGAACAAAGTCATCGCTTTTATTCCATCCAATTAAAAAATTCTCCTTGAATTTCTCAGTTATAATAGTAGTATATGGTATATCTAGAGTTTTAATCTTTTTATAGATTTCAGGAAATAAACCAAGAGAGAATCTCCCTCCTTGTGAGATAGGATATTTTCTCATACTAGTCCATTTACGTTCCGTTTTGTAACGAGCCATGGATGCATCTTTATCCTCAATTGAGAGGGCTTCACGAAGTACATCTAAGCAATCGCTTTGAAGTACTCCTTTCTTGTAGCCAGGATCCCAATCGAATACAAATCTTGCCATTATGTTGTTTCTAACTCCATTATCTTAATAATATTACTCATATCATAAGTCATAGATTTTGTAATATATTCTACCTTCTCTAAATAGTCGATAATGATGTCCTGTTCTTTAATCATGTCATCAATACGACGAATAGGTGGTTTTGACTTAATTTTGTTTTCAATAGCAGTATGACTTAGACCTACTGGTCCATCATAATTATTTGTTAGACTATCAATAACATCACGTTTTGCCTTTTCTAATTCGTACTTCTTTTGCTTGTGACGAATCATATAGGCAACGTACTTATGTTTGATGCCTGGAAGCATCAATTGACGTTCACGCAAATTCAATTCGTTAAAGTCGCTGTCCTTTTCGAATTCCTGTTGATAACCAGTTAATATTTCATTTAATGTTAAATTGTTTGTCATAGCATCGTTAAAAACCTTTTATCTCCCATAAATAAGTATATATTATATTCAATATAATTCACGGAGAAATATGAAAAAAAGAACAAAATTTAATGAAATGTTAGCATCTGGTGATGTTTTTGGGTCCGGTTATGAATCTGGTGACTATGCTCCAGGTGATGCCAGACTTCCCAAAGTATTGGGACCAATTATAACTCGTAAGGGTAAAATCAAACAAAAGCGTAAAAAGACACTATTTGATAGCTTTTTTAACAGTTCCTTTGAAACAGAACCGGTCATTGAAGTTGATAATACTTATGTCCTAACTGTCACAAAGAAGAATTTCGAACGTATTATTGAGGGAATTATACAAGATAACACTATGCAATATGATACAGCACGGATGGATGATGGAAGTATTCAGTTTAGATTCTATACAGAAAATGAAAACATTTATGCAATTCAAAGTAGACTTACTGGTCTTTTCAATGATAATATAGGAAAGTCTATCTATTTACATTTAGAACAGACGGCCAAGCTTAATGAAGATAAGGAATTTATACCGGGCGGGGAAGCCCAAAATATGGATGCTCGCGCCTTAGCAAAAAAACATAAAGAACCTTTGCATAAAGTAAGGGCCTCATTAAGTAGGGGTAGACGTATAGAATTCGAACATACACCTCAGCCTGGTAAAGCAAGGGAAATTGCAAAAGATCATATTGCTGAATTGGGTTACAAATATTATCCAGCTCTAGACAGAATGGAAAAAAATTTAAAAGCTTTGAAGAATAAAAAATAATTATGGAAAAAATAAACGTACATGCAGATTTTGGGCATTGGAAATATGATGGTGAGATTCCAACTGATACATATGGATTTATATATTGTATAGAAAACATTGTAACCGGAAAAAAATATGTAGGTAAAAAACAAATGCTCCATGTTAAAAAATTAAAACCATTAAAGGGTAAGAAAAATAAGCGACATTTCATTGAAGAGACAGATTGGAAAGAATATACCAGTAGTAGTAATGAATTAAATGACGACATTGTCAGATATGGTATGGATAATTTCAGTTTTAAGATAATTCGTCTTTGTATTAATAAATGGGAATTAGCTTATTATGAAGCAAAATATCAATTTGACCACGATGTTTTAATAAATGAAAACTATTATAATGGTATAATAAATCTAAGATTACCGCGGCGTGGTAAAAAACATTGATTTTATTTCCTTTGAATATCCTCTTGCATAGGCATACGAATATGATTTATGTTTTAAAAAATCTGAATAATTAGAACAACTATTTGTTATGTATAATATATAATCTGATTTGGACATATGTCTATGATCTCTATTTTTTAGATCATCTAATAAATTTAATTGTTTATTTTTTAATAACTGCTGATATATACTATTATATTTCTTTCTAAATTCTGCATATGTTTTACACTCCTTTTTATAATCATTAATCAACTGGATATTAAAGCAATTATTCATGATATTTTCATATTTGACTTCAATATTTTGAATATCTGCATCCACAAATGATATATTACAAAATTTGATAATATCTTTTAATTTATTTTTTATTTGTATTTTTATATCCCTTACAGCGCTATCAAAATTATTATGATTATTTAATTGTTCTTCATTTATACGCATTAAATATATTCCCCTATTTTTGCACTCATTATCCTTTTCTTTGTCAGATATTTTAATATATGATTTGTTATGCCAAAAAAAGGAATTATATTCACATGCAATTTTTAAAGAAGGAAAATAGATATCCAATTCCCTTCTACTTTTTAATACTTTCCGGGTATTATATTCACATTTTAATTGAAATAATTGCTCTAAAATATTTTTACATATTAATTGAGGGGTCGAATATTTTTGTCTTATAAAGTTTTTCTTTACAGTTTCAATATTATTATTAATATACCAAACATATTGGGGATATTTTGTTCTAAGTTCTGTAATGCTTTTGCAATTTTTTACAGCTTTATTAAAATTATTGATAAATATTTCATGGTTTTGTTGATCAATTTTACTTAATATCTCATTTCCTATATGTTGAATTTTATAATATTTTACCATAGTACTTAAACCTGTTTTATAATATTCCTTTCGATTTTTACATTCTTTTAGTCGATTTATAACTTTTTTTACTTTAAATTCGTGTTGTTGCATATAAATATTTATGTAAGACATACTGTTAAAACAGTATAATATTTTAAGAAAGTGCAAAATAATTAATGACACAAGAAGATAAATGTATGTATTGCGGTTCATCCAGCTATGGCACGGGGTGCTTATATGGTCCAAAGGGTATTCATGTTCATCCCCACAATAGAGGAAAATGTATTTATTGTGGCTCTTCTTCTATAGGAAGCGGTTGCATATATAATCCTTTTGGAAAAGTTCATGTAAGAGGAGTAGATTTTAATGCTATGATTAAAGAAACAGCAGAACACGGAATAACACTTGGTTATCTTTTAAGAAGACTATCACAACCTATAAAAGAATGGCACGCATATAAACTAGGGTTAATAGATGAAATGGGTAATATTAAAAGAAAACCTACTCTTGCATTAGAAAAAGTAGCCTTTAGTAAAGCTGACATGTATGTTATAAGATTAAAACAGATGTTAAGTGAAGCGGAAATCGATATTTTAAATAATACAGTTTATCTTAAAAAACTAGATGAAGTTAAATCTCCACAACAAATGGCTGAGCATTATGAACTTGAAATTGATGTTGAATACAAAATTAAGGAAAATATTGAGCAACTTCAAAACATTATAATGGAAGCAAATAATTTAGGATTAGATTTGGGCACTATAGAAAAATTAATCGTCAAATCGTTTCAATAACTTTTTTGTCACCTTAAAAACACATAGAGAGTCAATTTAGCATAAAGGATCCTTAAATCTTTAGAAAAACACAAGGACACCCGTTGACATGCAAAAACACTGAGATATAATAGTATTAGCTTTAGGAGCTTAAAGAGCTATAAGATAGAAGCTATAAGAGCTTACTATTCTTAGTACCCCAAAATTAGGTGGTTTATGATTTGTAATTTGCCCGACCATAATCTTCAATTAGTGGATGTTAATGTATTATTTGACGACTTTATTGAAGTAGACATTCTTAATAGTCTTAAAGAGTTTGGGCTATTAGAACCCCGAATTAAGTTAAAGAATTCTGATACACTAAAACTTATATATCATCACGTCACATGGAAGGTGTGTGAGCACATTAAAAACAACCCCAAAGGCCATGTAGTGATGTGTATTATAAAGAATATGCCTGAGAACTGTGAGATACTTAACTACTGTAAGCAAGAAGACTTGTTAAAGGCGCTTAGAGCGCTGTATAAGAAGATTCAACACGCACTACCTATACTCTTTGTTGAACTAGATGGAATCAATACAATCACTGAATTTTGTGATGGTATAAAACAAGGTAAAGGGGAGTGTATTGAACAGTTTGAAAAGATTTTATCCATAATGGGTAAGCGCAACAAAAATGTTTATTCACTCAAAGAGGCTAAACAATTTACTTCAAAGTATAAGCTCCATTTCTTAAATAAACAGTATTTTGAGGAATTAAAAGTCAAATCGGCCTTGATGGTGAGGTAAATAATAATATGAATAATTTTAAGTCTTATGTAGTAGAAATGGGTATGCCACCCGCTCCTGCTGCTGATCCAGCAGCAATGACACCTCCTCCTGGTGGAGATCCAGCTGCTGCTGCACCACCTCCAGCACCAGCACCACCTCCAGCACCACCTGAAGAAGAAAAAGAACTTCCGGTTAATGGGACAAAACTAATTAATGCAATTGATTTAATGGACCCTGAAAGAGTCATAAGATATATTAAGTCTATTCAAACAGGAGTAGTTAATCTACAGGATGATGAATATGATATAGAAGATAAGTTATCGGACGATAAATTTGCTCCTAAGAAAGATACTAACCCCAAATTAATAACAACTAAGGATATGATAAATCGATATCTCTTTTTAAGAAGAATTGTAGCAGCCGCAGCGGAGGTAATCAAAACATTAACCTCTGAGAGAATTCAGAATGCTCAAATGGAAACCGATCCTAATATGCCTGATTTAAATACAGAAGCAAAACCAGAAGTACCACCTCCTGCTGCACCTCAAGGAGCACCTCAAGTATGAACAAATTCGATACAATTTTAGAACAGTATGTAAGAAAATTAGTAGAAGCAGGAATGCCAGCTCCTGATCCAGCTGCTATGGGTGGAGCCCCAGCCATGCCAGCCATGCCAGCAGTTCCTGGTGCACCTCCAGCACCTGCTGATCCAGCAACATTGGCTAAAGGTATGGAAACAGATACTATGGGTTCCATTGCTAGTGATCAGACAGTTAAAAGCTTATTTGAGAACATTGAAAAATTTGGAACTGATGGGTTTATTAAATTTTTCAAACAGTTAAAGGGTAAAGCACAAAGCCCACTAACTATAAAGTCACCCGATATAATGAGTTTTAAAGATAAAGATGCTATGATGAATAGTATTAAATCCAATTATAAAGATATATATGCACCATTAATAAAATTTATCAAACTAACAGAAGATAAAGACGGCAATGATATCTTAGAGACAAAATATAGGACCATCATAGATGAGTTAATAAACTTTATGGTTCATAACAAAAGTTCTACTAAGCCAGTTCCTATTAGTCCCTCAAAGTCCGCTGCACTAGGTAGTGGCGGCACAATTACACCTTAATATGAAAAAATTGATTAAAGAAAATGCATTTGATTCCTGTGGATGTCAACCTGAAATAGAAAATTTTAGTGACGATGTTCGAAATACTACCGTTGGAGAATTATTACAACAAATAGAAGGTAATGATCAAGATCTTTATATGTCACTAGTTCAATGGTTAAGAGAACACTACCAAGAATTTAATGATGAATTAGAAGGATCACAACCTGCAGAAAACTTTGCTAGCCTTGATGATGGTATTGTCGGCGACATAAAGAAAATGATGAACTCGGGTATGGGTCTTGGAGGCGGACAAAGTATTTCCACAAGAGGTCCTGGTATTTCTCGTGGTCATGGATTAGGTCCTTGCGGTCGTGGAGATAGAATGGGTCCTAGACGTGGTATCGCAATGATACGAATTCGTAGAGAATCTAAAAAGGCTAAAAAGAAACCAAATACAAAATTGATGATTGAAGCTTTTAAGGATTTAAAAAAGAATAACTTGATATAATAATAAAAACCTGTATTATTATATACATGGCACATACTAAATATTACGCTAAGGACGGCGAACAAGTCCCATCAGTAACAACCGTAATCGGTGGCAATCTAGGCTGGAACAAGAATATGCTCATAGCCTGGACTAAAAAGAAGGCTCTTAAAGAGGGTATCGATAGTGATACTATTGTAAAAGAGTCAAGTGAAATAGGAACGCTAACCCATTACCTATGTGAAAATAAAATAAACAATACAGTCCCTGATATTGCTCCTTATAGTAAGGAACATTTAGCTAAGGCTAAAAATGGTTATTTAGGTTTTTGTGATTGGGAAAAGTTTTGGAAACCAACAAAATATACACATTGTGAAGTTTCATTAGTAAGCGAACAGCATCGCTTCGCTGGAACAATTGATATTATTGCAGAGCGCAATGGTGGAATACATTTATTAGACTTGAAAACAAGTAATCATATTCACCCCGAAATGGTAATCCAATTATCCGCATATAAACGATTATATGAAGAAGTTTATAACGTGCCTATTCTTTCTCAAAGCATAATTAAGTTATGTAAGGACGAACCTAGGTACGATTTTTATCCAGTCAATGATGAACAAGATCTGGCTGGCTGGGAAGTATTTTTGCAATTACTTGAAGT